TTTTTGTGATATGTTAAAATGTTATTTAATTAAAAAATATAAGTATGAGATTAATAATGATTATAAGAAAATACTAAATAAGGTTAGGAAAAGTACAAAAAACTTCAGAACTCTAACAGATAATGAAAGTTTGTATATTACATATAAAATAAATGCGTATATATATACCAATTTAATGAATAAAAGATGCTTATCTTATTTAGAAGATATTATTTCATATTATTTTAATGAAAGAAATAAAAATAATTGGTCAAATAAAGATATCCATAAGACATCAATACTAATATCAAACAATTTATATAATATAATATTATCTATTGATAATAATTATAAATTAAAAAATGAAAATATTTTATTATGGATATTAACAAATAGAAAATAGATTATTTAATTAGAATAAGCTAAACCACCCATACCGGATAATATTCTAAGAACGTTGTAATTTACAGCAAATATGTGTATAGAACCTTCAATTTTAGAAGATAATGATAGAACAGCAGTATCAATACGAGACATATTTAAAGTTCCACTTGGTTGATGTTCTTCAGGTTTAATAGCAAAGGAATATACATTTATACCTTTGTGGTAATCATCAGGAGTATTTTCATGATGTTGATAAGGTTGTACTAAAGAGAAATAATCTCCTCTTCTTTGCGAAAAGCGATCATTACCGTTAAGCATTATTTTAGCTTGCATAACAGGATTTACAGAAGCAATATAATCATTTGGAGATGATGTAGTAGATAATGCTTCTGCTGTTGAAAAGTTATTCCAATAAACATTGGTATCAGTTGTTTTTCTAATAGCCCATATAAGTTCTTTACATGGGTGATTGAAATTCATGCGCATACTTTTCATACCATCTTCATTAGCAGAAGCTGTAATATTGTCAGTTCCTGTAAATTGAAGTTGTTCTATTAAATATTCATGAGATAATTGAGCAAATCTTCTGCGTTCATCGGTATCTAAGAATATATAATCAACCCATAATTTTGGAGAATCAAGAGTTATATTAGGTCCGGTATAAGTATTATTTTTTACAGTAGGTGCTTCAAAAGTAGAATTTTTTGTTCCTACGTCAATTAAATTTGATTGTGATTCATATTCTACATTAATTTTTACTTCATGATATTGTAAAGCTATTAAAGGTAAAGCAAGACCTACATTGCGGCAAAACCAGAATTCGAGGGGTACATATAATTCATATGATTTTGATGTTTCAAGTAAAGTACAAGTATTTTCTTTGTTTGCTCCAATCATTTTATAATAACCCTCGCGTTTGCCAAAAGGTAAAGATAATTCATTCCATATATATAACCATTCCGAATAATGTTTGTCTATACGTTGGCCGCCTATTTCAAGTTCAATGGTTTTTAATAATTTTTGTCCAAAATTTGGAACTAAAGCTACACTTGAGGTAGAATTATTTTTAATTTTTCCATAGAAGTAAACACGATGTATTAAATCTCCATTGCGAGTTAACTGGAAAGTAGCACGAGAACCAAGTGAATTGCTTCCTGTAGCTGTTTGTTCTATAGCTTCAATAGCGAAGTTAGTATGACGACGATAAACTACTTTGAAAAAGGTAATTTGAGGATTACCAGTTAAATAAACATCCTGGGCACCATAAGCAACTAATTGAAGAAGACCACCACCCATTTACGCTATATTCTTTATACTATTAGAGGAGAAAAAAAAAAGGAATATTATAGCATTTAACAACATTTATTTATAAATTTAGTAATCTAATAAATTATTTAATTAGAATAAGCTAAACCACCCATACCCGATAATATACGAAGAACGTTATAATTAACCGCATATACATTGAGATTTTTGGCAAAAGTTGTAGTAGCAAAGGTATTATCTAATTCTAAATTTAGAACAGCAGTATCAATACGAGACATGTTTAGTGTGCCACTCGGTTGATGTTCTTCGGGTTTTAAGGCGAATGAATAAACATTTATTCCGGGATTAGATGGAATATTTTCGTGATGTTGATAAGGTTGGATTAAGTTAAAGTAAGAACCAGGTCTTGATGAAAAACGATCATTGCCATTTAATACAAGTTTAGCACTTTCAATAGGGTTTGTAGAAGTTATAGCATTGGTAGGTTTATATAGTTCAGTATTACCAGCGGCATAGCTGTTAACTTCGGTAGAATAGTTAACCCAATTTTTATTTTTAACAATTTGATTAGTGTCAAAATCTGAAGAACAAAACCATACTAATTCTTTGCAGGGATGATTGAAAGATAATTTAGGTTTCATGCTTTTTGCTGATATAGTTTCAGAACCAGTAAATTGAAGTTGTTCTATTAAATATTCATGTGATAATTGAGCAAATCTTCTGCGTTCATCGGTGTCTAAGAATATATAATCTACCCATAAGTTCACTGATGATAAATCAGCAATAGCAGTTGCTGATCCTTGGCATTTAATTTTATCTTCAAATAAAATATTAATTTTAACTTCATGATATTGAAGAGCAATTAAAGGAAGTGCTAAACCAACATTGCGGCAAAACCAGAATTCTAATGGTATATATAAATTAGCTTTAGTAAGTGCTGCAAGTTTATTATTAGCCCCTACCATAGTTTTGTAAGCTTCTTTTTTAGGATGAGGTAATGAAAGTTCATTCCATACATACATCCAGTGTGAATAGTGTTTATCTATCTTTTGACCACCTATTTCAATTTCAACATAGTTTATTAAACGAAGACCAAAATAAGGACATACTGGTTCAGTTGAACTATAATCAATTATTGATAAATATACACGATGTATTAAATCACCGTTTCTTGATATTTGGCAAGTTACGCGATTACCAAAAGTAGGAGTTCCGTTGAATGTTTGTTGAATGGCTTCAATAGCGAAGTTAGTATGACGACGATAAACTACTTTGAAAAAGGTAATTTGAGGATTACCAGTTAAATAAACATCCTGGGCACCATAAGCAACTAATTGAAGAAGACCACCACCCATTTACGCTATATTCTTTATACTATTAGAGGAGAAAAAAAAAAGGAATATATATAACACATTTATTAAATTAATTAGAATAAGCTAAACCACCCATTCCGGATAATATACGTAATACGTTATAGTTAACAGCATATATATTAATGCCATCATATGTATAATTGGCAGATGTTCCAGGGTCTTCAGCTTCAATCATTAGAGTTGCTGTATCAATACGAGACATATTTAAAGTTCCACTTGGTTGATGTTCTTCTGGTTTTAAGGCAAAAGAATATACATTGATGGGGTTATTAACAGGTACATTAGTGTGATGTTGATAAGGTTGTACGTGAGTGAAATATAATCCTTCTCTAACAGCAAAACGATCATTGCCATTTAATTGTAAAATAGCACTTTTTAAGGGATTTTTATAAACTTCAGGATCAACTTGGTATATAATATTGCTTGTTCTAGATAAATCAAGGTCATCAGTTACAGCAGCATCTACAAAATTATAATCATACCATCTGTCTTTTTTGAAAGCTCCTTTGCTTTTAGCAACCCAAATTAATTCTTTACAAGGATGATTGAAGTTTAATTTAATTCTATTAGTTCCTTTATTAAGAGTTTCTGAACCTGTAAATTGTAATTGCTCAATTAAATATTCATGTGATAATTGAGCAAATCTTCTGCGTTCATCAGTATCTAAGAATATGTAATCAACCCATAAAGAAGCATTAGTTATATTAGCAATATTAGCAATAGTAGTACCAGATAAACAGCAATTAACTTTTGTTTCAAATTCTATTTTAACTTTAACTTCGTGATATTGTAGAGCTATTAAAGGTAATGATAGACCTACATTGCGGCAAAACCAAAATTCTAATGGTATATATAGCGTACTATCTCTTGTTGATAATATATCTTTATCAGCGCCTACCATAGTTTCATAAGCATATCTTTTGCCAACAGGTAAAGATAATTCATTCCATATGTATAACCAATCAGAATAATGTTTATCTATTTGTTGACCACCTATTTCAATAACAACAGATTTAATTAATCGAAGACCTAAGAAGTTAACATATGAGTCTGCAGCAGTAGTGCCAATTCTTTTTGGTACGGAAACTTGTAAATACATGCGGTTAATTAAATCGCCATTGCGTGATATTTGACAAGTTACAGTATTTCCATATCCTACATTTCCGTTAAAAGTTTGGGT